AGAAGGAGAACTACTTAGGACATCAAGGTAATGGTTCTTGGAAAGGTATCTGGGCTTTGAATGAAGTAGAGAATGGTAGTTTTGATGAGATGCCTATAAGCATTAGGTATCTGGAGAATAAATATGCCTAGAAGGAATGACCCTGCTTGGTATTTGGATAAAGTGAGGAGAACAAAAGTGACAAAGAAGGCGGAGGGTATAGTAGATAAGATGTTTAATGTAGCGGAAGATACAACACCGATTAACTTGACCAGTTTGGGTAGACAGGTTGGTGGAGACCACTACAAGAAACATACAATACAACCGTGGGATATTATAGATGAGTACAAGCTAGATTACTATGCAGGCAACGCACTGAAGTATCTACTACGTAACAAGGATAATAAGAAACAAGACCTAGAGAAGGCTAAACACTACTTAGAGAAGATGATTGGGGACTTATAATGGCAGAAGCCCAACTACTACAACCAAAAGAAACATATACCATTGACTACCCACAAGCAATTGCTTATGCAGAAGCTCAACAGGACATCTTCTGGACAGCCAATGAGATTGAGATGGAGAAGGACTTACATGGACTACGTACTGACTTAACAGAAGCTGAGTATCATGCAGTGACAGAGAGTCTAAAGTTATTTACGTTATATGAACTAAAGGTTGGGGACTATTGGTTAGACTATGTGTTCAAGAAGTTTAAACGACCTGACATACAACGCATGGCAGCTACCTTTGGTTTCTTTGAGTTGAATGTACATGCACCCTTCTACAACAAAGTGAATGAAGTATTGGGTTTAAACACAGATGAGTTCTACGAGAGCTATAAGAAGGATAAGAGTTTATCAGAACGTATGGACTGGTTAGACAATGCATTCGGAGATGATGTAGCTTTTAATGTAGCCCTAGCATCTATCATTGAAGGAGCTATCCTATATTCTAACTTTGCCTTCTTTAAACACTTTCAATCTGAGGGTAAGAATAAGTTAGTGAATCTAACAGCAGGTATTAACTTTAGTGTACGGGATGAGAACCTACACTCCGAGGCTGGTGCTTGGCTTTTTAATACTTTGATGGTTGAGAGTGGCGAGACAAGAGAGAAGTACAGCGAGAGGCTCTTATATGCAGTCTCAGAGGTATATAAGCATGAGGTAGCTATCATTAAGAAGTTATTTTCTAAAGGAACTATCAAAGGTATAACTCAAGAACAGATGGAACACTTTGTACAAGCTAGGTTAGACCTATGTTTAAACCAACTAGGGTATGAACCTAAGTTTAAACCTAAGTACGACCCTATATCTAAGTGGTTCTATAAGAATATTAACAGTGGGCAACTACATGATTTCTTCCACAAGCAAGGTAACAACTATAACAGAGATTGGAAAGAAGGGGGTTTCAAATGGTAAAGAGTATTTATACAGAGTTAAGTAAAGAACGTAAAGACCTACAGGTTATTGGTAGATTACCTGAATGGATGACAACACCAGCATGGCAACTACTAAAGGAGAAATATGTAACCGATGAGTACCCTGACCTATATTCTATATACAAACGAATTGCTAAGAGTGCAGCTAAGCACACAGTGGGAGGGAGTGAAGGATATTACGAACGGGTGTTCTTTAACCTTATGTGGCGAGGTTGGCTTGCATGTAGTACTCCCGTTCTAGCTAACATGGGTACAGAGAGGGGTTGCCCTGTCTCTTGTTCTGGTAACTTCGTAGGTGATAGTGTCTATGACTTCTATGAATCCCAGAAAGAGATTGCTATCCTTACTAAGAATGGTTTTGGTACTAGCTCTTACTTAGGGGACATCAGACCTAGAGGTACACCTATCTCTGCTGGTGGTAGTGCATCAGGTGTTCTACCTGTACTAAAGGACTTTATCCAGTTGAGTAGAGATGTCAGTCAAGGTAACACTAGACGTGGAGCTTGGGCAGGATACATTGAGATTGAACATGGTGACTTCTGGGAAATCATTACTCACCTACAGAACAATCCTGATGACTTCAATTTAGGTTGGATTATATCAGATGACTTTATATCTAAGTTAAACAAGGGTGACAAAGAAGCTATTGAGAAATACCAAAGGTGTCTGAAGGTTAAGATGTTGACAGGTAAGGGCTACTTCTTCTTTAACGATAAGACACATGCTCAACAACCTCAAATGTATAAGGACCAGAACCTAAGATGTACAGCTAGTCAGCTCTGTACTGAGATTACATTACATAGTGATGAGTTCCATACTTATACTTGTGTACTAAGTAGTATGAATTTATCTAAGTATGATGAGTGGAAAGATACAGACGCAGTACAACACGCTATTATCTTCCTAGACTGTGTAGCTGAAGAGTTCATCCACATGGGTAGGGGTATCAAAGGTCTTGAGAAAGCAGTAAGGTTTACAGAGAAGTCCAGAGCTTTAGGGTTAGGGGCACTTGGATACCATACTTACCTTCAAGACAACATGATTCCTTTTGAATCGTTTGAAGCACATCAAGTTAATAAAGAGATGTTTAGTCACCTTAAGAAAGAATCTGATAAGGCTACTAAGAAGTTAGCAGAGTCTCATGGTGAGCCAGAGTGGTGTAAAGGTTACGGAGTGAGGAACTCACACTTACTAGCTATTGCACCTAATACGTCTAGTGCTCTTGTTTGTGGTAGCGTATCTCAAGGTATTGAGCCAGTCTATAAGAACGCTTACGTACAAGGTAGTGCTGGAGGGGAGATAAACAGACTTAATCCTACACTACTTAGACTGATGGAACGTAAGGGTGTAGACGTAGAAGAGGCTATCTTGGATATGATAACACATGGTGGTAGTGTACAGCAGGTGGGTTGGTTAGACGAGAAAGAGAAGGAAGTCTTTAAGACAGCCTTTGAGATTAACCAAGAGAGTATCATTCGGTTAGCCAGTGCAAGACAACGTTACATTGACCAAGCACAAAGTATTAATTTATTCTTCCCAGCAGATGAACGAGAGGAAGTCATTAGTCAAGTACATAAGTTAGCCTTTAACGATAAGTATATTAAATCTTTATACTACATTAGAAGTGAAGCTGGAGTACAAGGTTCAACAGGAGAATGTGTAGCCTGTGAAGGGTAGATAAGAAGGGAAGGGAGGGGTAAAAACCCCCTCTCTCTCTCTCTCTTTAGTAAACCCTCGCATCACTCTCATGGTTATATTCTTGCGGTCCTCTCCCCCCACCTAATGCGTCTCTATCCATACCTAATACAGCAGCAGTATTTTGCTGTACGCCATCAACCGTCTGAGCGGTAAGTGGTGCAGTGGTTCGATTGATGGTAGGTGCAGTTAGGACTCCAACCTTCTGCAATATTTCTTGAGTTTTTGTTTGACCAGCCATGACCCTTTGAGGACCTTGCTTGGCAAGGAATCTACCAAACAACATTCCAGAAGCTATACCTGCAGCACCCCCACCACCTAAGCCCAGGATGGAAAGACCTCCCACTACTGAACTAACGGTCGCCCCTAGAATCCCTGTAGCGGCAAGACCAGAAAAGATACTAACACTATCATCTGATGCACTTGTTGCTTTTATATCTGCTAGTCTTTCCTTCACATCATTCTTAGCTTCTCTTACCTTATTAAAAGCTTTTGCTTCTGAGGCTACCACTTGTTGATTCTCTGTCTTTATGAACTTCTGACTTTGTTCAGCATTAAGCTCAAGTTTTCTTTCTTCTTTAGCGAGGTCATTCTTCAGCACTTCCAATCTCTTCTTCTCTACAGCTTGAGAATTTCTTGTAAGCCTACGAGTAACATCCTCCAGAGATTTGTTGGTATTTTTTACCTGCGCGGCTAAACTTTGTGCAGACTCGAAGAGTGGAGTAGTTCCATGTCTAGCCTGAGTTGAATTTAACTTAACACCAGCCTTGAGCCATTGTTCAGGTGTAAAATCACCCCTCTGTCCAGGTGTGGAGGAAGCTTTGGTCACTGCTTCTCTTAATACCTTGAGAGTACCCCATTGGGATAATTGTCCGTTAAAATTAAGTAACGCATCACCTTTTAATTGATTCCTGATAAGTGCATCTAAAGCATCTTGCGACTTTCCATATACAGCCTTCTGTAGTGCAGCATCTGGACCATCAACAACGTTAGATAATAATATACCTAACTGAGACCTAATGGTGGATAA